GCCAGCCGGATGTACCAGGTCGCAGGGGACCTGGAGCCGACACACGAGTGGTACCTCGCCAAAGAGGAAGATCTCCGGGCGTTGGAGTTCAAGGCCGTCGCGCAGGGTGCGAGCGACGGGATTCGGGTCGCCATCCGGCAACACGCACGCAACGGAGGGCTGTTCCTCCGTTCGATCGGCGGCAGGGAGCTGGTGCTGGTAATCGGCAAGATCGAGGAGGTCGGGCATGTCGAAGTCGAAGAGGCCCCGGATGCAGGGGAAGCCAAAGCCCGGGGCCGGGATGGGGATGCCTGGGCTGCAGATGGAGATGCCGGATCTGGGGAGCCGAATGCGCAAGGCCTTCGACTCGTTCGCTCCCCAGAATGCGGAAGCGGTGATGGCGGAGGCGCGCGCGCGGAGGGCGAGCACGATTCTGGAGACGATCAAGCGGATCGTTGAGTCGCAGGACGGCGAGGTGGTGGAGCTGTCGCCCGGGCTCTATACACTGGAGCTGTCGGCCCTGCTCGAAATAAAGGTGGAGCACGATGCGGGACTTGCAAGCGGCGTTGCTGGTGCGGAGGGTGAAGCGGTGGTGGCCGACGGCGCTGACAGGGCTGGCGATGGTGGTGGGGGTGTGGCTGTTGGTGGCGTTGCTGCCGCCGGGGAATCCGCACCGGAAGCAGGAGAAGCAGCTCAGGGAAACGATCCTGCAGTCGATGAAGTGTCCGACGACGGCAACGATCGGGCCGGTGAGCTTCCGTAGCGAACAGCAGGGGCGGTTCCTCGTGGCGAGCGGCTGGGTCGACGGGCAGAATTCGTTCGGAGCCATGATCCGGCAGAACTACGAGGCCTGGTTCGCGGAGGTCACGGCGGGGGAGACGAAGCGGCTGATTTCGTTCGAATGGGAGAAGCCCTGACCATGGCCGAACCGACCACGTTCCCGGAGTTCAACCGATCTCTGGGAGAACCGGAGGGCTGGGACGCAGAGGCCGAAGGCGAGTGCGACGTGCTGCCGGTTTGGACGGACGGGGCGGTGTGCATCTCGTGTTGGCGGTTGTCGCAGGAAGAGATGATGGAGATCTTGCAGACCGGACGGATCTGGATCCGGATCTACTCTGGCTCGACGCAGCCTGCCATCATGGTGCACACCGAATCCCCGTTCATCACGGAGCCGGGAGAGGCCCCGGAGGAGGAGCAGGGATGAAGGAGTCGAAGTGTTTGAGCTGCGGGCAGGGGTTGGGCGAGGTGGAGCGGCTGGAGAAGTGTGTCAAGGAGCTGGAGGCGCACCGCGTACCTAACCCCGGTGTGGTCGGCACGCTCCAGGACAAGAACACCCTCCTGGAGTACAAGGACGCGCAGATCGCGCGGTTGCAGGCTCGCGTCGAGGAGCTGGAGGCCCACACCAAAGTTGCGGAGTCTGATTTTGTTTTGACGCTGCTGCGGATACATGGGTTGTTGGGGATGGCCGACGCTGATGCTCGGGAGATTGACGACGTGGTGCAGGAACTGGTTGATGAACGCGACGAGGCTCTGAAGCGCGTCGCGGAGCTGGAGCGCGAGCGCGACGAAGCGCGGAACCGCGTCGCGGAGCTGCGAGGCATGGATACGCCATGGCCGCTCTGCGACGTCATCCGGACACTGCGGTACGCGACCAGTCATCTGCTTCAGTATCACGACTGCGACTGTGATGGCTGGGAGAGCTACGCAGGTGCGCTGGAGGAATCCGATCGGTACGAGAAGATGCTGCGGAATGGCGGCCCTCCGACCGCCGAGGGGGGAGTGATGACAGCCGAGGCCCGCGTTGCGGCGCTGGAGCGCGAGCGCTGCGAGCATTGTGGCGCGACGCTGAATGTCTCCGGATGCCCGCGATGCGGGGCACCGGTCTGCTGCCCGCAGTGCTGCCAGATTCAGAGCCTGACAGAGCGTGCCGGGAAGCTGCAGGCTGCCGTCAAGGAGCCGGGAGAGGCCCCGGAGGAGGAGCAGGGATGAAGGAGTCGAAGTGTTTGAGCTGCGGGCAGGGGTTGGGCGAGGTGGAGCGGCTGGAGAAGTGGCAGAAGCTGGCGACCGAGGTGCTCCAGGACTTGGTCCAGACGATCGAAGCGAAGGACACCAACGCCTTCACCACCCAATCGGCCCGTGAACTCCTCGGGCTTCCAACGCACGAGCCGTTGTATCGGGCGCTTGGCGAGGTGCAGGCCGAGCGCGGCGAGATTTTGCAGCGTTGCAGAGAGGCTTCCTCCAGAGAACGGGCCGCGGACGCGGTGTCGTCGATCGCCAGGTACACCTGCTCGTGCGGGCGCTGGATCATCCTGCTCCCCGGCAGGACCGCGACGTGCGAGTGCGGAGTTGCGCACGGCTGGGAGACGCTTTCGTCGCACTTGGTACACGCTTGGGAGACGCGTGCGAAGGCCGATGCGCACCGATTGGCGCATCTTCTGGAGGAGCTGGAGCGTCCGCAAGGGGAGCGGGCGAGTTGCGAGGGCTGTTCGGTGTCGAAGCCGAAGGCCTTTTTTGACCGGCTGATCCAGCTTTTCGAGGCCAACGCGCCTGAGCTGCTGGCAGAGATTCGGCGATCCGTTGGAGTAATTGAGCGCGAATCGCCGAACGGCTGAATTTAGAAATAAATCCTATTTTCCGCGGGTGGAGGGTGTGAAATGGCTCCGGCGCTTTTGCAACATCTTTCTTCATTTGACTAAAGTAATTTTTTATTTTAATAATAAAAAAGAGAAAAACGCGGGAGCAGGACACACTCACCACTGGCAAAAAATAGGATTTAATTCGAATCGGCGATTCAAGCGAGTCTGCGTGGGCGGATCGTCAAACGGCGGGTTTTTGGGGGCGGTTTTCGGGCTGTCGGCGCTGTTGAGCTGAAATATTTAGCAACTTCCTTTGGCAATTCCAACGCCCGGGGGTTAGAATCCCGTAGGTCGGTAGGAGGCGGAGGCGGAGGCGTCGGACATGGGCAGGGGCCGGAAGGAGGTTGCGATGTTCGAAGTTGAGTTCTCGTACTGTGTGGCGGTGGACAGACTCGCCCCACGGGGGCAGATAGGGGAACAGACATAATGTGTTGCGACAACACTATGACGCAGGAAGAGCACGATCAACTGCACGCAGGACAATGCCCAGACTGTGGCAGTGATGTTGACGAGGATGGCTCCGCCATTGAAATGAATGATTGCTCATACTCGCCCGTTGAGTGCCAGACGTGCGGATATCGTCCGTGTGACGGGTCGTGCTAGGCGAATCCGAGTAGCCGCACACGCCCCACGGGGCAGGCGGTGGACAGTCTAGGGCGCGTATGCGCCAGACTGAGGCCTAGCCCACGGGCAAGAGAGGACGGGGAGTTATGGACGAGCAGCAAAGGGCAGCATTCGTGATATCGCAATCGGTGGCGGCGCTCATTGAGGCAATGGGCATGCACGCTGAGAACATGCAGCGGAAGCATCTCGGGCACTCGATGGCCTATACGGAAGACAGTTTCCTCCGGCTGATAGAGCGCTCCGGAGTAGGCCACAACGCGGCGCTCAACGCTCTATCGGAAGGCTAGCCTACTGAGGCGCAAAGCGCCGGGAGGGGATGGTTGCGGGTGCGGGTGTCGCAGGAGCGTGGCAATGGCGGGATCGAGATCGTGAAGTACAACGTTGGCTCGCACGAGCCGAAAGCGCCGACGCTCAACGAGGTGCAGAATGCCTGGTCGGAGATCGAGCAGGGGTTGGCGAAGTTGCTGGAGGCCGAGTAGTCGCAGGCAAGGACGAGGATGAGGAAGGAGGCGGGGCGTGGCAACGCTGGAGCTTGACTGGGCAGCGGAGGAGGTCGAGGCGCTGCGGCAGGAGTTGATCCCGCTGCGCAATTCGGCGCTCAACGTGCCGGAGTTCGACGCGCGGCGAGCGGTGCTGTTGTCGCACACACTGGTGGCGCTGGCGGAGTACCGCACGGTGCTGGAGATGTTCGAGGCCGAAGGGGACGGCGCGCGGGAGATGGGGGTGTGGAAGAAGTTCCGCAACGCTTCAATCGAGCTCCTGGGCAAGCTGTGGGGCCGGTTCCCTTGCCCGCAATACGTGGCCGAGGTGTGCGGATTGGAGAAGGGGGAGGAGGTGCTCTGCGCGAATCGGGAGGTGTGCCGGGCGGTGCTGGAGTTCGCGCGGGCGTTGGTGTAGAGGGCGGGTTCGGCAGGCAGAGGCGAGAGGAGCGCGACGATGTTGGAAGTGCTGAAGGTGCGGTTCCGGGAGCGGCTCGACGAGCTGGGGATGAAGAGCGCGCTTCTGATGTTGACGGAACCCGTGGAGGGGTCAAAGGAGTTGGTGTGGTGCTGGGCGAAGTTGGAGTGGAAGGGGAGCAGCATCACACGGGGGCTGGCGTTCTGCGCCTCGGCGGGGCAGGTAGGCGGTCAGGTGCAGGCGCAGTTCGAGAACCTGGTTCGGGACGTGAGGCAGCTGGTCGAGCTGGACCAGGCGAAGAGGAAGCTCCCGGGCGTCCCGCTCTTCAGCAGCATCGAGGCCGAAGAGGAGTAGGCCGCGGGGGCGGGGGCTGCGGGCCGCGAGGCGCGGGCCGGACAGAAAGAGGAGGGCGACGATGGCGAAGAATGCGAAGAAAGTGAAGATGGCGAATCCGCAGAAGTGGTACACGAGGTTGCGCGACCTGGCCGGGGGGTTGGACCAGATGCAGTCGAGGGTGAACGAGGCGTTGAACGCAGCGATGGAGTTGGCGGATGCGTCGCCCGAGTACTTCAACGAACGGCTGCAGGAGACGATGAGCGCGGTGGAGGATGCTTGGGTGGACGCGGTGGAGAACCCGAAGCAGATTCTCGGGCCTCTGCTCTCCGAGATCGAGGACGCCTTCAGCCAGGCCGAAGCCCGCGCGCGTGAAGCGAAGAAGGTCCTCGGACTCGACGCGTTCCGCTCGGAGAAGGGCGCAGACAAAGACGAACCCGAGGACGACGATCCCGACGACGACGACGTCGAAGACGCCGAGGGCCACAGGGTCTACTAGGAGGCAAGGGCTGTTTGAAGGCCGTGAGGACGAACTTCGAAGAGGCCTGCGGAGGAACCATGAGCACGAAAGGGCTGGGGGCGAAGAGCCGGGCGCGGATGGATGTGGGGGCGCTCGCCCGGCTACAGACCGAGCGGAAGGAGTGGGCGCGGAAGGTCGCGGAGACGAAGGAGATCGCGGACAAGCTGCACCTCTCCTCCAGAGAACAAGATTTCCTCGCCTCGATAGGGGCGAGGTTGAGCCGGGCGGAGTCGTTGTCGCCGAAGCAGAAGGACTGGGTCCAGGCGCTCTACGACCGGGCCTGTGCCAGTCCGTGGTAGGAGGAGGCAGACGGATGAAGGTCCCGTTGAAGCTGGCGGCGGAGTTCGTGGGGGCCGCGGGGTTCCGTACGATGGGGCTGGAGGGGGCTTGGCCGGAGGGGGCGAGGAGTTGGCTCCTCGGGAATTTGGCGGCCGAAGTGCGGGTGCTGCCGGTCCCGGGGATGCCGCTCCCCGACGTCACGGTTGGGTGGCTGGAAGAGCTCGGGGAGCCCGAGAAGCTCGGAGAACGAGAGGGGGACGAGAAGACGCTGTTGATGAAGCCGGTTGAGCTGAGAATGTAGTTCCCTACCGATTCAAATTCCCACCTTTGCTTTTGCGCCTGGAAGCGGTTCCGGTTATACTTAGGGCAGCGAATAGGCGTTAATGTGCTCCTGGGCAGGGGTTTATCGATGGCCTCGAAGAAGACGACAACTCTAAAAGCCAAGATTCGTAAACCCGTGCCTCCAAGAAATAACGGAAAGAAATACAAGAAGAGAACGAGAACGCCAATAAACGAGTGGACGGGGAGGCCGAAAGAGGGCACGGACGCTCCCGTCGACATCGCCGAAAATATCGCCGCCGAGATTGTAGCGGGCAACATCAATCCTACTCGAACAAGAGTTGCTGCGGGGAGCGGTCGTCGAGGCGCTCCTCCTGAATTCCTTTTCAAACCGGGCGAAGTGCGCAATCCGACAGGACGACCGCGTGGTGCGTTGAGCCTAACGGCACGACTGCGCAAGATGCTGGCATTGCCGGTGCGCTTCCCGGGGATTCGCAAGGCGGATCTCAACTACACCTACGCCGACAAGATGATTGAGATGGCTGTGGCTGCGACAGCCCGCGGTGATTTCAAGTTCTTTAAGGAGGTCTTCGAGCGGATCGACGGCAAGGTCCCCGACCACGTCATCACCGAATCCGCCAAGCAGATGGTCGGCCAGCAGGCCACCGCGATCGCAACGCAACTTCTGGAGGAGGTCGGCAAGCTTGTCGACCGTTATCTTGACGACGATCAGGCCGAAGAGTTCATGGGGATGCTGGCGAGCTCCCTGGCCGAACGGTTCAAGCACGACAACTACTACGGCACCGGGCCGGGATCCGGATCCGGGGCCGACGACGAAGAAGCCGAAGAAGAAGAGGATGGGGTCTAACGATGGCTGCCACCTGCTCCCCCCGGCTGCGTGTGTTGTGCGCGTCGTATGCACCGGGGCTGTTCGGCAGCGGCGTTCGGGAGGTGGCGGACCGGGCCTCTGCCACCTCCTGCCTTTCGATGCGCGCGCAACGAGGTGGTATGGCTGCCCTCGGGGGTGGTATGCCCGCTCTCGGGGGTGGTAGGGCGGTGCAGGGGGTGGAAGAGGGCGGCCCTGCCACTTCATTGCGAGAGGATGGCGCGCAGGGGCGTGCGATCCTTGCCAACGCAACGGGGCGTGAGAAGATCCGTGAGGGTTTGGCGCAGGGGAGTTGACCGTGCTGACAGAGGACACAGTCCGAAGAGAGTTCCAGAAGGCCCTGCTGGGGGCTTTCCGCGTCCGGTCGGTCGGACGGGGGAGCATCCTGGATTGGGGCCGACGGTACTTCCCGGACTATCTCAAGCTCCCACCGGGCCGCCATCACATCGACCTGGATCTCCACCTCCAGAAATGGTCCCGGCAACGCGGGATCCGGGCTGTGGCCGAAGGGCCGCGCGGCTGTGCCAAGTCGACGATCCTGACCTTCCTCTACCCGTTGTGGGCTGTGGCGCACGGGCGAGAGCCGTACATCATACTGATCGCTGACACCTACAACCAGGCTGTCAAGCATCTCAAGGGGATCCAGCACGAGTTGGAGACCAACGAGGCACTCGCCGAGGACTACCCGCACATCATGGGGCGGGGGCCGGAATGGAACAACGATGGGATCCTGACCCGCAACGGCATACGCATCGAGCCGCTTGGCACGGGCCAGAAGATCCGCGGTCGGCGCAAGCTCAACATCCGGCCGAGCTGCCTCGTCGTGGACGATCCTGAGGGCGACGAGGCTGCCTACTCCTCCCGTCTGCGTGAGACCATTCGGGACTGGGCGACCAAGGGCGTCTTCAAGGCCGGATCGCCCGAGACCAACATCCTCGTGGCTGGAACCGTGATCCACAACGACTGCCTGGTGTCGCACCTGGGGAGGTTGCCGGGTTGGCGTCGGTTGGCGTATCAGTCGATTGTTCGTTGGCCGGACCGGATGGATCTCTGGGGGGATTGGGAGAACATCCTGCGGGACTCGTCCATCAGCACCGAGCGGGCCGAGACCCTGGCCCGGGCCTTCTATGTGCGCAACAAGCCTGAGATGGACAAAGGGGCCGAGGTGCTCTGGCCCGAGTTGGAAGACCTGTACGCGCTGATGTTCATGCGGGCCGTCGAGGGGCACGCAGCCTTCGAAGCCGAGAAGCAGAACCGCCCGATCGACCCGTCGAAGTGCGAGTGGGATCCGGTGCTGTTCGACGGGGACGACATCTGGTTCGACGAGTGGCCGAGCGACGTGCTGGTCAGCGTGGTTGCTCTGGACCCGTCCAAGGGGAAGCAGGACAAGTCCGGCGACTACCAGGCCATCGTGCGGCTGGACGTGGACAAGAACGGCACACTCCTCGTCGACGCCGACATGAGCCGCAGGCCGATCAAGGAGATGATCGCGTCGTTCGTAGACCTGCAGAAGTATTGGCGGCCCCACGTGGCCGTTGTCGAGATTGTCCAGTTCCAGGAGCTCCTCCTCCCAGAGATCGAGGCGGCTGCCGCGTTGGAGAAGATCCTGGTGCCTCTCGAAGGCATCGACACGCAAGGCGTCAACAAGACCGCGCGTATCCGCAGGCTCGGCCCCTATGCCTCTCGCAAGCGCATCAAGTTCAAGCGCAAGAGTCCAGGGGCGGACCTGGTGCGGCGGCAGCTCATGGACTTCCCGAACGGGGACTACGACGACGGACCGGACGCTCTGGAGATGGCGCTCCGCAAGGCCGCGGAGCTCTTGGCAGAAGACGCAGGCGGCGGGGTAGACTCGCCGCTTTAGGGAGAGTGCGATGCCGACGATCTCGACCACGACAGGCCAGCAGCAGAGCCCGGGGCTGAAGGGCTACCAACATCCGGAGTTCCGGCTCATGTACCCAACGTGGGTCAAGTGGCGGCTCTGCTACGAAGGCGGCGACGACTTCAAGTCGCAATACCTCTACCGCTACAGCAAGCGCGAGGACGCGACCGACTTCGCCCAACGCGCACGGCTCACCTACGTGCCTGGCCATTCGCGGGCCGTGATCAACATCGTCCGCAACGCGCTCGCGGTGTTGATGCCGGAGGTCGTGCGCAAGGGGTCTCAGCCCTACCTCGACGAGATGGCCCGCAACGTCGACCTGTACCAGAACTCGATGTCCTCCTTCCTGGCCGTTGAGGTGATCCCGTGGCTCTTGGTCCAGAGCAAGGTCTTCGTCGTGGTCGACGCGCCTCCCGCCAAGCCGGGCGTGACGCTGGCCGAGGACGACGGGCGGCCCTTCATCTATTCGGTTTCGGCGGAGAACGTGCTCAGCTGGGCGTACGACTCCTGGGGCCGGTTGGTCGCGATCCTGATGCTGCTCTACGAAGATGTTGTTGATCCGACGACCAAGCTTGTCGTCAACGTCCGCCCGATCTACCGTTATATGCGGCTGCTCGAACCGGGCGAGACGATGGACACCAACTCCGGCCAACTCGTCGGCCCGGGCGTTGCCATCAAGACCATGGACGCGATGGGCAAGGAGACGACCGACGCCTACCTCCTCCAGATCTCCCGCGTCCCCGTCACCGAGATCCGGATGGTGGCGAGCCTGATGGGCGAGATCGCCGATCACCAGATCACGTTGCTGAACCTGGCCTCGACGGACATCGACTTCCTCTGGAGGTCGAACTTCCCGATCTACACCGAGCAGCTCCCGCGGGCCGCCGGGCTGATCAAGCCTCGCGGGACCAAGACCCAGTCCGACTCCACCGGAGCCGAAGCCGAACCGGAACCGGGCGCTGGCAAGAACGATCGCCAGCGGCAGGCCGGGGCCGCGAAGGGGGTGGGGTACAAGGAGGGCATGGAGCGCCCGGGCTTCATCAATCCTTCCCCAGAGAACCTCTCGGCCGCCATGGAAAAGGAAGAGGCCATCATCCGGGAGATCCGGGTCCTGGTTGACTTGGCGTTGGCGAGCCTGAGCGTCAAGGCGTTGGAGCAGTCCGGGGCCTCCAAGCAGGCCGACCGGGTTGGCGAAGAAGCCGGGCTTGCCTACATCGGGCGGGTGCTGGAGTCGGGGGAGCGGGATGTGGCGGCGCTCTGGGCGATGCTGGAGGGACTGAACCCGGACGACACCGAGGTCCGCTACCCCACCAACTACACCCTCAAGGACGCGGATGAGCGGATGGAGGAGGCCGAGCGGTTGCGCAAGATCCACAGCGCGGTCCGTTCCAAGACGTACCAGCACATCGTGGACGCGCGCGTTGCCGAGCTCGTTGTCAAGCCGATCAGCACCAACGAGCAGCTTGAGCAGGTGAACCGCGAGATCGAGGAGAACGCCTTCGTCGACGACGACGCCGAGCGGGCCGAGGTGGTCCAGCGCGACGCGGTCAGCGGGCTGGTCAGCAAGGAGACGGCTTCCGCAGTCCGGGGCTACGGCCCCGAGGAGGCCGCGAAGGTCCGCGCCGAGCAGGAGGCCAACGTCCAGGCCATGACCGGCGGCGGCATTGGCGGAGAAGGAGCACCGTAGCGTGCCGAGCTTCATCGAGACCATCATGGAGCGCCACCGGGCCTACCGCGCCGTCGAGGACGCGGGAGCGCTCGCGATACGCAACGAGGCCTCGCGCACCATGACCCGTGCCGGTCAGCTCCTGCAGGGGCGGCTCTCGCAGATGGACCAGGCCGACGGTCGCCTTCTCGATTCGGCCATGAACCATCGTCGGCTCAAGGGCATCAAGAACGACATGTCGGTGCTGATGAAGCGCGACTTCACCAAGACCACCGACAAGCTCGCGAGTCTGCGGGAGGGCGGCTGGACCAAGGCGCACCACGACTTCCTGTTCGCGGCTGAGGGCTTGCCAACCGGCATGGCCAGCAGCATGGCAGCCTCCTTCGAGCAGTCTTTCCCAGAGGCGGCCACCGCGGCCTGGCAACGACCGTGTTTGGGGATCCGGCCCGACGCTGCTTTCGACGGGGTGGTTGCTGGGACTCCGGAGAACGTTCAGCGTGTGCTCAGCCGGGCCGTCCTCACAGGCGAGGCCCTGACCGACACGGCCAAGCAGCTGCAGGAGAGCCTTGGCTTGAGCACGGCGGCAGCCGAACGAGTGGCTCGGACCAACCTCAACGCGATCTACAACGACGCCCACATGAACATCCTGCAGCAGAACAGCGACATCTTCGTCGGATACCGTTGGGAAGCGGCCCTTGACGACCGGACGACGCTGATCTGCTACCACCTGCACGGCAAGTTCTTTGCTCTGGGTGACATGCCCCCGGGGCCTCCGGCGCATTGGAACTGCCGGAGCATTCTGATCGGCGTGTTCGGCAACGGCGACCTGCAGAAGCAGATGGACGACGAGATGAAGCGGGTCCGCTCCTACAACGCCGAAGGGCACCGGTCCGACTCCTTCGTGCGGGCCGGCAGCGGGCCTTACACCTGGCTCCGGGACCAGCCGCAGTTCGTTGCCGACCAGATTGCTGGCAGCAAAGTCAAGGGCGAGTTCCTTAAGTCGGGGATGGGGACGGTCGAGGACATCCTGTGGCCGAATCTGACCACGAGGTCGGACAAGGAGTTCTTGGAGCGGATCTGGGGGATGTATGCGAGTCGCAATGCCAAGGTTAGGAGTTTCTGCCTGAAGCACGGGGTGTCGAGCGGGCCGAGCCGCAAAGCGCTCCAGGCCGTCGACCGCGCGCTCGCCAAGTTGCAGCCCTTTACGCAGCCCGCTCCCATGCCCAAGCCCCGACCCGGTGGCACCGGCAGCCCGAAGCCGAAGCCTCCGAAACCGAAGCCTGTGGAGAAGCCTCCTGTTCAGGCGAACCAAGGCTCCCCCGACCCGGTCCCGGAGCCGACGCTCGCTCCCGAGCACAAGCCTTCGGCTCCCAAGCCGTTGAAGGCCAAGTTCAAGGTGCCCCACAAGTACGACGATCTGGTGCTCGGGGAGCGTGGCCTCACCAAAGCCGAGTTCCGCGTACTCAAGCCGGACTTCGACAAGATCCTGGCCAAGCACAAAGAGTCGCGGGACCTGGTCAATTCGCTGGCTTGGCGGGCGAACGGGCCAACCCGTCCGAGGCCCGGCAGTCGGAAGTTGGTGTGGCGGGAATACGAGCAGCGGCAGTTCGCACGCGAGCAGGTGCGCGACTACTCCGGCAAGGCTCCCGACATCGCCCGTGCGAGGCTCGTCGAATACCGCGCGGAGCAGGAGATGGCTGCGCACGGGCTCGACCTCGAACTGCTGCAGACCAGCCCCCAGGACTTCCTCCAGAAGATGAAAGAGGCCCTGACCACGTTGAACAAAGGTTCTGCTCAGGAGCTCAAGGACGCCATCGTGCGGAATTGCGAGAGGAGCGGGCTGCGCCATACTCCGGGCCTGCGCGATCGGATATCGCGGGAGCTCTCCGAGTTGCTGGATATGACCAATGGCAATTCGTTCGATCCGAACGAGGCCAGCTATCTCAAGAGCATCGACTGGAACACAGCTAACAGGCGGGCCGGCGCGAACCGCCTCAACAACACGATCGTCGGTCGGGCTACGGACCCTGTCGACACGTGGTTGCACGAGTTCGGGCACCACATGGAGTATCGGAGCAACACCCAGCGCACGTGGCGAGGCTGGGACGCGCTCGAAGCCGAACGCAGCGCCCGTACGGCCAAGCGATTCGGCTTGGTCAATAATATCGACACCGAGAGCGGTTACCTCGGGGTCCACTGGGACGACTACAACGGCAAGCGCTATACCTGGGGGACCACGGAGTTCGTCTCGATGAACGTGCAGTCGCTGTTCAACAAATCGTGGTGGGGGCTGATGGCCGTGCAAGAGCCGCGGGCCGTCCGGATGCTCTGGGCGCAGTTGAGGGGGCTGTTCCGATGATTGTGCGCATCGATCTGAACGTCGGGCCTGCGGTGGGCTGGCTGGACTTCGACTTGGAAGACCGCAGCTCCTTCGACGGCAAGCTCGTGGCCAAGCACGTTCCCAACGAGGCCATCGCCCGGCGCTTCGACGAGCTGCTGACCAATCCGGAGGAGCAGTTCAAGTTGTCGGGTGGCGCACAGCTCCCCGACCGGGTCGATGGCAACTGGGCCACCTTGAACCAGGCCCTCGACCAACTCTACACCGAGTTCGAGGCCGCGGGCTTCTCGTACAACCCGGTGGTCCTGCGGCCCCAGACCTCGCAAGGCGATTCATTCGCATAGGAGGACGCGATGCCCTACGTTGCGATCGTGCCGTACGCGGACCGGACCTACGCCGACGCCTACTTCGCCCAGAGATTGGACACGACAACCTGGGACGCTGCGACGACCGCGACAAAGGACAAAGCGCTCGCGCAGGCCACCTCCATGATCGACCGGCTGCCTCTTGTGGGCGAGAAGTGCGACGACACCCAAGCGCGAGCCTTCCCCAGAGATCTGGACACAGGGTGCGCGGACGGGAGCGGTGACGTGCCGGACGAGGTCGTGCAGGCCTGTTGCGAACTGGCCCGGGCGTTGCTAGAGGGGCTGACACTGGAGGCCCTGGCCACACAGTCGAATGTTCAGTCGGAGAGCGTTGGCGATGCATCCAAAACGTACGGCAGCGCACGCGGGCAGCTGGGGGTGCTCGACGACAACTACGGGTTGCCGTCTACCGCGGCAGCGCAGCTGCTGGCTCCGTGGCTTGCGGACGACAACGCTATCGACCTTGTAAGAGTTTAGCCGGGAAGTGTTCCTGGCATAGCCCAACCGCCGGGCGTTGATGGGGGCGGGTGATGTGCCCTTGAAAGGGGTGGACACAATGTGGAAGCACCGTTTCGGTCGTGAGAGCGGTCAGAGGTTCGTTCAGTGGAACCAGTTGAAGCCGTTGCAGGCCTTCTTCCCGGCGCGGTCGTTCCGGCACCACGAAGGTGACGGAGACGGCGACACGGGCGGCGGGACCGGTGGCGGTGGGGGCGGGGCCGGTGGCGTAGGAGATCCTCAGGGTGGTGCGGGAGGCGGGGCCGGGGCTGGTGGCGGCCACGGCGACAAGTCCTTCACCCAGAGCGAGGTCAACGCGCTGATGAAGAAGGAGCGGGAGAAGCTCGAAGGAAAGTACAAAGAGCAGATCCGCGGTCAGCTCGACGAGGTCAACAAGTTGCGACAGCAGGCTGATCTCACCGAGAAGCAGAGGAAGGCCCTCGATGACAGGGCGTCCACGCTGGAGACCGAGCTCCTCACTGAGCGAGAGAAGGCCGAGGCAGAGAAGCGGCGCTCCACTGATGAGCACAAGCGTGCTCTCGACGCTGTGACGACGGAGGCGCAATCGTGGAAGGGGCGCTTCGAGACGGAAATGCGCAACACGAGTGTGTTGGCAGCGGCGTCCGAGCACAAGGCGTACAACCCTTCCCAGCTCCTGGGGTTGGTCGGCCCGATGGTTGTTGTCGACGAGATCCTGGACGAGACCAAGAAGCCGACGGGACGGTACCGCACCGTCGTCAAAGCGGACGTTGCCGAAGGGGACAAGGTCGTCCAGAAGGTCTTCGCCGTGGCCGACTACGTGAAGCACCTCAAAGAGAAGCCGGAGTTTCAGAATCTGTTCCTGGCGGAGAGGCAAGGAGGCACAGGCTATCGACCGTCGTCGGGCGGTTCCGGCGGCGGTGGCGAACAGCTCAACTCCAAGCAGAAGATCGCCGCCGGGCTTCGTTCAGGCCAGGCTGCCGGAGCCAAGCGCGAATAGCGCACTCCGCGGCCCCACACAGGAGGTAGTAGCATGTTGCTGAAAGCAGAAGCCGAAAAGCTCTCCCTGCCCATGCTGCAGGCGGGCGTGGTCGACAACATCATCACGTCCGACGAGCTTTTCGCGATCGTTCCGTTCATGCCCTTCGAGGGCAAGTCGTACAAGTACAACCGGGAGCTCAGCCTCGGTTCGGCCGCGTGGTACGACGTGAACGAGTCGCTGGGCGAAAGCGCCGCGACGTTCACCGAGATCACGCAGGAGCTCAAGCGCCTCATCGGCCAGGTCGACGTCGACAACTTCCTGCAGGCGCAGGACTCCGACACCAACGACCAGGCCGCGACGCAGATCGCCAAGAAGTCGAAGGTCATCGGGCGGACGTTCGCCAACACGCTGGTCAACGGCGACACGGCGATCAACGCCAAGCAGTTCGACGGTCTGCGGAAGGTGTCGTTGGGCCTGGCTTCGAGCCAGCGGCTCAACAGCGTGGTCGCGGGCGCGGCCCTCGGCTACGACATGCTGGACTGGCTGATCGACGCCGTCAAGGTCGGCACGAACGCCGCGTTCGTGATGAACAGCCGGACGCTCCGCTCGTACATCGCCCTCCAGCGCGCGCTGGGCGGCACCACGCCGGAGTCGGTCTCCATCGGCGGGCAGGTCTTCATGGCCTACCGCGGGCGGCCGATCCTGAAGAACGACTGGATGCCGATCGACGAGGACTACGAGGGTCACTCGATCGCCAACAGCTCCGGCTGGGCAGCCACGACGGCCTACACGGCGGACCAGCGCGTGGTCGCGGTGGCAACGCCGCTGACCAACCGGATCTTCGAGTGCACCACGGGCGGCACCTCCGGCGCAGCGGAGCCGACCTGGGACACCACGCCCGGCAACACGACCGCCGACGGCACCGCGGTCTGGACGTGCCGCGCGGCGACGCTGGGGTCGATCTTCCTCGCGTCCATGGACGAGGACGAGGGCTGGCACGGCCTCGTCTCCCAGAACATGGCCGGGATCGAGGTCGAGGACATCGGTCCGCTGGAGTCGTACGACGCGAACCGGTACCGCGTGAAGTGGTACACGGCTTGCTGCCTCAAGAGTGAGCTGGCGCTCGCGCGGGCGACGGGTGTCAACAACTAGCAGCTGACGTTTGCGGGGGCACCCCTTCCTCCTCGGAGTAAGCTGGGGTGCCCCCAGGCTGCTCTGCGCGAAAGGAGCAAGACGATGCCGGCTGCAAACATTACGGTGAATGACAAGTGGGCCACGGTCGAGTGCGACGACGTGCTCCACACCATCACGGTCGAGGGCGTTGGCGGGTCGCTCGTCAACGTCGGAACCGCCAGGGTATTCCTGGGGATGGCAAAGGAGGCGCTCGCCCGTGACGGGGCGCAACACGACGACGAGATCTGGCTGGACGCGAATGACTCGATTCCAGTCCCTGCCCAGGCCTCGCAGATCAAGAATCAGTGCGCGGCGGGAACGACGACGAAATTGTTCTACGTCCCGCGCCTCGGTTAAGGGGAAGGACAGCCATGAACAGGCTCTCGGGCGTGGCCGTGCCGGTTCGGGGTGGCGCGGGAGGAACCGGCGGTTCATCTTGGGTGGATCCGGTCATCAACCGTGTAACGAGCGCTCCCCCAGGAGCACCCACTCCCGGGGACCGTTACATCATCGCCGCGGTGGCCAGCGGGGTGTGGACCGGGAAGGAGAACTACATCGCCGACTGGAACGGGGCGACCTGGGACTTCACCGCTCCGGTCACAGGTCTGACCGCGTACGTCGACGCGGAGACGGAGTATTATTCGTACAACGGAGCGGCCTGGGTGATGGAATCGTTCGGGCCGCACAAGACCACTCACGAAAACGGTGGCACCGATGAACTCAGTGTCGCCGGGCTGAATGGTGAACTCGCCGATCCGCAGCCGCCGAAAGCGCATGCATCGAGTCATAACGCGGGCGGCGGTGATGCCCTCGCAATCGACGCCGCGGCGGTCACCGGCTCGCTTCGCACAATCGGAACCGGGGCGTTGCAGGCCGCGGCGGGCAACGACGCTCGTCTCTCCGACGCCCGCACCCCCACCGCGCATAAGGCCAGTCACGAGCCTGGTGGTGGTGACGCGATGTCGGTCGACGCAGCGGCAGTGACCGGCTCACTCCGCACTGTGGGGACCGGGGCGCTTCAAGCCTGCGCGGGCAATGACGCCAGGTTGTCCGATGCTAGGACGCCGACCGCGCATGGTGCGAGTCACACCAACGGGACCGATAACGTCGCGGACATGGTCGGTGACTCAGGCTCGGGCGGGGTGCACGGTTTGGTTCCTGCACCCGCTGCCGGAGACGCGGCGGCTGGCAAGTTCCTGAAAGCCGACGGAGCGTGGGCTGCGCCGGCGGGAGTCGGTGACGTTGTTGGACCTGCGGGCGCAACGGACAGCGGTCCCGCGCTCTTTGATGGCGCGACTGGCAAGCTTCTGAAGGATGGTGGAGCGGCAGGGACGGCTTTCAACAAGAGCTTTGGCACTGGCGTTGGTGAAGTCTGCCAGGGCAACGACGCTCGTCTCTCCGACGCACGCACACCGATTGCTCACAAGACCAGCCACGAACCCGGAGGCGGCGATGCGATGACAGTCGATGCCGCCGCAGCAACAGGGTCTCTGCGCACCGTCGGGACGGGCGGTCTCCAGGCCTGTGCAGGCAACGACGCGCGACTGTCCGATGCGCGCACTCCGGTCAGCCATGCTTCGAGCCACAACGCTGGAGGTGGTGACGCTCTCGCCATCGACGCGGTGGCAGGGACTGGCTCTCTAAGAACCCTCGGCACCGCGGCGACAGCAGCCTGTGCTGGGAACGACAGCCGTTTGTCCGACGCAAGGACTCCGGTCAGTCACGCTTCATCGCATAACGCTGGGGGCGGGGACGCCTTGGCCATCGACGCAGTGGCAGGAACGGGCAGTCTTCGCACTCTTGGCACTGCAGCAACAGCGGCGTGCGCTGGCAACGACAGCCGCCTGTCTGACTCGCGCACCCCGATCGCTCACGCGACGAGCCACAAGTCAGGCGGTGGCGATGCGGTCAAGCTGGATGAACTCGCCGCACCCACCGATGTCACGACTTTGGATGCCACAACCGGGGCGCACGGACTCTTGCCCAAGCTGGGCGGCGGCACCACGAATTACCTGCGTGCGGACGGGACGTGGGCGACTCCACCGGGTGGCGGTGGCGCGGTCACGCTCAACGAGCCTGCTGGAGACAACAGCGCAGGCACCCAGGCGATCTTCGACTCAGCCATCGTCGGCGAGGCGGTCGCCTTCCCGGACTTGCTTTACCTGAAGTCCGACGGGAAGTGGTGGAAGGCAGACGCCGATGCCGCTGCATCCATGCCCGGACTGCGCATGGCGCTGGAGACCAAGTCTGCCGACGCGACGTGCTCCATGCTAGTCATGGGCCGGGTTCGCGACGACGACTGGAACTGGACGGTTGGCGGGTTGATCTACGCCTCGACGACAGCGGGCGGGCTGACCCAGACTGCGCCGAGCGGCAGCGCGGATATCATCCAGATCGTTGGCGTTGCGTACCACGCCGACAAGATGATCTTCGACCCGTCGCCGGTGACTGCAGAGTTGGTGTAACATGGCAACCATTGGCAAGCTGATGGGA